CCGGTGGGGTCTTGATCGAAACCAACACCATGCCGGAAAGTAACTTCACCATCGTTCAAGGTACTTTGACGATGACAGAAGCAGGCAACAGTGTGCCGTATTCCGGCAAGCTGGACAACCTCTCGAAGTTCCCGGTGATGGAACTGATTCAAAAGGTTCTGAAGAACGATGCCGTAAAAACCTTTGACCGTCTGGCCTGGTCGCAATTCAACCAGACCTTGCTGCGTGTGATTCCGGTTGCCGGTACAGATACCGCTGCTGTGACTCTCTACACCAACGGCACAGTCACAGGCACCAACACAGTGGCATACGGCAATGCTCATGCAAAGAGCATCGTAGACCTGATGAAAGAACGCAACATTCCGGCTTACCTGGGCGATGACTACTACGCTCTGGCATGGCCGACCACGTTGCGCACCTTCAAGAACAACCTGGAGACGATCCACCAGTATTCGGATACCGGCTTCAAGCTGATTATGAACGGTGAAATCGGTCGCTACGAAAACGTGCGCTATGTCGAACAAACCAACATTGCGAAAGGCGTGGGTACTACCGGCATTGCTTCAACCGCTGGTGGTGACATGACCGCCTGGAGCCAGGGCAAGTCCGACTGGATTTTCTTCTTTGGCAACGACACGGTTGCGGAAGCAATCGCGGTTCCAGAAGAAATGCGCGGCAAGATTCCATCGGACTACGGGCGAAGCAAAGGCGTGGCGTGGTACTACCTCGGAGGTTTCGGGATCGTACACACCCTCGCGGCCAACTGCCGCATCGTGAAGTGGGATTCGCTGGTGTAACTCTAATCGGGGCGGTCAAGCCTTCTCTTGACCGCCGCCGTACCGATAAGAACGCGGGAGAGGCCCGCATATAAGGAGTAAATCATGTCAACGAAAAGTATGCAGTATGACCATCCAACATACATCACCCGAAATGTTGTTCAACTCGGTTCCACCGTGGCCGGTGCAAGCGCACTGACTGAAAAGTTCGCCGCATTCTCCAGTCTCTTGGTCTTCGGTTGCACGGCAACTGTCCTGGCAACCGGCACTTCCACCTACGCAAGTTTGTGGAATGGCACGGCAACCATTGCAACTGGCGTTGGTGCACAAACCTGGTCTTTGATCCGTGTGTTCAACACTGCTGCTGCGGGTGCAACCCCGGCAACTGGCACTGCAACCTATGGCCCGTTCATGCTGAGTTTGTTTGATGGCACAACCACCAACACCCAGACCAACAGCGCCAAACCGTTCTTCACCAACCAGGTACAGCTCTACAACCCGACTGGCACAGGTACTGGTCAGGTGCAGGCAGGTACGAACACTGGCAGTGGTGGGTTCCCGGTGAATGCAGGTGATCTCTTGTATGTCATTCAAGGGACTGACGCAACTGCGACTGCCAGCTACTCGCTGGAATTCCAGGTCACGCCGTTGGCACCTGTCAGCAACTAAGGAGAAACAATCATGGCAAACACCACAACCAAAAAGCAATACGGGAACGTCAAGGATACGGCTGCAAAAGCTCGTGGCCCCAAGGATGTGAATTACGGGGTTCGTCCTGGCAAGTATGACGGCCAGATGTCCGGTGGCGGCGCTTCCGAAGGCTTTGCAGAACCTTACAACAAGGTAACAGCAAAGATCGGTGGTCTCGACGGCACGTTTGATGACATCGGGGAAAAATCTGGTTTCATCACGGACGGCTACATCGACAAGGGCGACACAGCCTTTGGTGAAGATGCGAAGTTCAACTTCCTGCCTCCCGGCATGGACATTTCCAACCAGGAAAACGCCGAAATCCACGAGATGAAGCTGTTGAAGGTAACGGAAGAAAGCTATCCCGGTGATGGTTGGTCTCCGAAACCCCGCGACATTCCCGAGTAATAAAACGGGGCAGGGAATTCCTTTCTCTGCCCCCTCTTTCCGCGTGACTCGATATGGGCCTGCCATTATCTGCTTACATCCATCGCAGCGTTTTGACAGACGCCAACGGGACACAAAATGAAGGCGTCAATGCGGTAGCGGTCTATTTCTGGGATAGCGTTTCCCTGTCATGGGTAAAAGCATCCGGGGGTGCCATTCCTGGTGTAAACGTCAACATCACCAACTTTCCCCCGATCTATCCTTCATCCGTTGCCGATGGCGCAAATGTAGTTTTAGGTGCGACTACCGATGCCGCAGTAACGACCAACACAACCGGAACTGTTTCCGGCAAGTTGAGGGGAATGGTAGCGATACTTTCCTCGGTCTGGAATTCGTTAATCAATGCCCTAAAAATCCAGATCATTTCTGGCGGCGATACGATAGATACAGGCAATTCCACAACGACACCTCTGCTTGCAAACGCAACATTTACGGGACCGTGGACTGACATACTGAATTACTCGCAAATATCGTTCAGTATATTCACGGATCAAAATAGCGCTACGAATGGACTGGTGATTCAGTTCTCCAGTGATGGCGTGAATATAGATCACCAGCACAGGTACACCGTGTTGGCCTCTGTATCTCCATTTTTTGGAGACAATTTCCAGCTTCATCCGCACGCTCGATTTTACAGACTGATTTATACCAACGGCCCGGTCAATCAAACGGCTTTTCGGTTGGAAACGGTCTTGCATCCGGTATCGGGAATCGGAAGTATTGTTGAAGTCCAAGATACTATTTCCGGTGGCGATGACGCCGTTATTACGAAAGCAGTAATAACCGGACAAGACGTAACTAATCCAGCAAATTTCATCAACGGGAAAATGACGCCTGATGGCGGCATGCTTATCAATCAGAATATCCAGATTGATGCGAACAACAGTTCGATTGCAAACCTTGCAGTAGGCGCAACATTTACCGGAGCGACAACATCGAACATTACGGCTTCGATGATTCAGATTTTCCTGAAGACGGATCAGAATTGTCTTGTGTATCTGGATCAAAGCCAGGATGGAATCAATTTCGATATATCAGACCGCTTTGAATTCTTTGCCGCAATCGGAAATTTTGGCATCAACGTTGGGGCATTTGGCGCTTTTTACCGTGTCAGAGTAACGAACACAGGCGTTGCCACAACGACATTTTTCAGACTTCAGACAATCTTCGTTCCGATTGCAAACCAGTTACCAAGAACACTGAGCCAACTGGGCTGGTTACAAACCCAGATCAACCATTTGCAAGATGACTCCGGGTTTGCCGTAAACAACACCCCATTCGGGGAGATGACAACTGTTCAAACCATCAAACTGGTGGGTAGTTTGTTTCCGGGAAACACTCTTGATACCGCATTCTGGACAGCGGTTATTGGAACAGGTGGAAGCGTTGCCCCTGTAAATGGCTTGCTCACGATGCAGACCGGGACAACTGCCAATAACGCCACATCACTTACCACAATAAACAACGCTCGTTTCCTAGCTGGGCATACAAACAGATTCAGGGCGGTTGTTGTTCTGCCAGATACTGGAGTAGCTAACAATACTCGTCGTGGCGGAGCATACACAGCAACAGATGGCGTGTTTTATGAGTTGGCAGGGACGGTATTCAATCTTGTTACTCGAAAAGCGAGTGTTGAAGCAAGAGTAGCCAACGGATCATTCAACGGAATTCTTGGCGCAAGGGTCGCGCTTGATACGAACACCCATACATGGGAAATCGTTTACACGGCATTTACTATCTGGTATTTCTATGATGGAAATTTGCTGCATACGTCATCGTTTAATACAACGTGGTCTTCCACGCTGAATTTACCGATTACGTATGAAAACTTTAATACAGGCGGTTCAACAACCAACGTAATCCTTACAACATTCGGAGCAACCATTCTTCGGAATGGTCAATTCATCGGTCAGCCGCAGCACTTTTTCCAATCTGGACTGACAGCAGGACAAACGTTGAAGATCGGTCCCGGTGGTCTACAGGGCATGCTAATCAGCAACGTAACGAACAACGCAAACGTGACGCTTTACGACAGTTTGACCGCAGCAGGAACCATCATTTGGCAATCTGGCGCAATGGGCGCACAGACCATCCCGTTTTCTCTGGACTTCAAGGGAATATCGTTCAACATTGGTCTGGTTCTTGTTGTTGCTGGCGCAGCTTGCAATGCACTGGTCTTGTATGAATAAGGAAACCAAATGAGCGATCCAACCGAAAAAGAGGTGCTTGTAATCTCCCGTCATTGGGATCACCCGATGATTACCGTCCGTATCAATTCTCAAAAGATTGAAGTGGAAATGGATGTGAAGGATTTCTGCAAGGCAGTCGTTGCCGAAATCCCCCATCCGTTTCTTACCTTAACCCGTTCGCAGTTGGAAAAACAGGTATTGAAAGTCCTCGATACAGTCCTGAACAAGGTCAAAGAATCCACTGCGCATGTCTAATGGAGGTGTGAAATGTCACTCGCCGAAAAATTCCAAATTACCGTACCGTATTCCGAAACACAGGATGATGATGGTACGGAATGGGCATCTGAACAATCCGTTCGCAACAATACCGGGAACACCCAACCTGGCGAAGGTGAGAAGTTCAACTGTATGCCGGAAACCAACATTGATGATGGCCGCGCAAAATTCGTCAAAGGGTTTGGTGGTGACACTGACGTAACTGCTGATGTGGAACCAAATTCTCTGGAGAAAGGTTACAGACGCCGGGAGTTGGATGCGACTGACGACCAGTACAACGGCGAGCACATCGACCTGTTTTATGGGGAAGTAGTGGATGAAAAGGGAGATAC